GCCGCAACAACCTTGAAGCGCGTATCATCGTTCCACACTTGTTTTTGCCAATCTAAAAGCGATATTTTTAGGTCAGTCATTAATAAGGCTTTGGCTTACCTTTTTTGCGTGGCATTATCTTTTCCTCTTGGCAGTTTTGGCCGCTTGTTTAAAAGCTGCGTTGGTTGGTCGACCTTTTTCTCCGGCTCTAGCCATTCTTTCGCCAGAACCAGAGGCTATTCGTGCTCTTTTGCGCCTAATATTTTCGTAAAGTCCTCGTTTAGCTTTTGCCATTCCAATTACCTCTTGCCTTTTTTTTCGCTCTCGCGCTCAAATCGCCAAAATGATAGAGGCGCTTGCTGTTTTGCGTCATTCTCGCGCCGGTCATAACTGTCCCGTCAGCGTGCTTGTGTGTGCCGCCTGTATGTACAGATCCATCACGCAAATAATGTTTTACACCAGTAGCCATTTACCACGCCTTGCACGACCAGTATCGCGCACTTAATTTGTCTTTCGCAGTATCACACTTCATCCGCGCCCGAAAACTTTTCCTTCTATCTGGATCATTTTTCTTAATCGTCATATTGGCATCGCCAAAACGCACCATTCGCACTTGTGGCCCTTGTTTCGCAAGGACGACAGACTTTTTACCGCCCTGCCTGTCGCTTTTTGGCTTGTTATAGCCTGAAAAAGTTTCACCGCGGTACTGCAATCGACCGCTTGGCAGCCTTTTCACATCTTTAGTCGTAGCCATCTGGATATTGCCCCGTCTCTATCATCGTTGATAACGTAACAGCTCTTTGACCAACCTGTGTGCTCCAAATAGAATCCAGGAATTCAATTTTTGCTATTCCAAAAAAACTGTCGTCAGCTTTCTCGATTGCGTTTTGCATGGCCATGAGTGCACGCTTAAATTTGCGTAGGCGTGTCAAACCAAGATTAAAGGCAATCTGGATAAGGGCGTCCGCCCTAACCTCGTCTAACTTTGGAAACCAAGGAAATTCACCGGTCAGTTCCTTAATGGTCCGCACAATGTCGTTATCCAACAACATATCGATTTCATCATCAGATAAACCTAGACCGCCATCAGCATCGATATTACGTCCGATGCCTATATGCCACTTGCCATTAACGTCGGTGTAGGCGTAATCCCGTTTTCCCTCATGCTCTTCAAGCATTTTCTTCAATTTCCGCATCCTGAATTACCTCGCCTTCAATTGGCTTAATGTCGTTTACAGTCTCAACGCCCGTTATCGTGATGTTGACGCTAGATCGACCGGTCAGTTGATCTCCTTCAAAATCTCGAATAGGCGCTATGCGGTCTATTAATAATTTCCAGGCCACAGCCTGATTCTTATGCGTATCATCCATAGCCGCATTTAAAATACTTTCAATAACTCGTTTGGAACTGCTCGAACGCAGAATACGCGTTCGAAATTGAGCCATTACTTCCCTATCACTCTTTTGCTGCGGTTTAGGCTTCGTCACGGTGACTTCGTGACCCTTTCTTGGACGCCCTCTACCGCGTTTAACAGGAACCGATATCGTTCCGTCTTGAACTTCTGCCTGAGTGCTCATAGTAATTTTTTAATGGTGAAAATCGTATCTTACTTTTTTTGTGGGGAGGGGGCTACTATTAATATTAATAGAACCGGCCACCCTCCCGCCCCCTAAATTCAAGGGCCCGAGCAAATCGAAAATCGAAAATAGCACGATTATTGTGCGTGACATTTGACCGCGGATCCCATGGTAAACGCAACATTTCATAACCTATTGATAATATTAGGTTTGTAGTATCCATGGCGCCCACTATTTCGGAGGGATATTGGGCATATACGATAATTATTTAATGAGAGCTCGAGAGAGCTCGCCTAGTGCATTTTCAGAAGTCGAGATGTATGTCTGCTCACAGTAGCCTATAGAGCCCTCAAAAGCGCTCACAATCCCAAATATCAGCACCATATAAATAATACTAATTTTAGTATTAATGTCTTGATATGTTCGCCGATATCATTATTATACTAACCAAGTGTCACGGATAAGCCGTGACACACAACCGAGGAAATAAGATGGACATATTAAACTTAGACTTAGCCAATTGGACCGCCGGTGAAGTGCTCAATATTGATACGGTCGGAGAGTTACCTGTTTACGCAATCGAGAGCACAGTAGGCAACCAACCACCACGGACCGAAGAATATTGTAAGAGTTACGTTGAAGCGCTTAAAAGCCTTCGATGGTTTAACAGTGAGCACAACGACGCACAACACCCGCTAATCAATTACGAAATAGTTCGCATTAATTACCGTACTTATTTCGACAATATCGACCCGTATACAAACCGAGATTATTACTCACATCAAAATGATTATCCCGCCGCGGTCGAGAAACGTGCAGCAACTACGAGATGGGCTAACGGACAAATTCTAGACATATAAACTAAATACAACCGAGGATAAAAGTTATGACAATTTCAATTGAGACAGTAGCCAAATATACGCGACAAAATACCGGTCGACACTTTTTAGACAGTGGCGACCATTACGGTCGAATATACGATAAACCATTATTCAAAAATTTAGCAGTTATGGACGGCGATTATGGCGCCGTTATTTCCGTGACTCATTTACTCGCAGAGTTTGCAGAGATACATCCGCTACATAAGCAATTCTACAAATACGCTAACCGTCCAGAGAATGAGCGCGAATCATGGTTCGAGCTCGGCGATTCTTTTATGCGCGAACGTGGTTACGCTCAATCATGCCGTGATAATACTTGCAACGGCGAAAATGATTTCGATCAAAATTTCGTATACGAGATATGGACGCCCGAGTATAGCGGATCCGACGATTACCTTTACGACGACGACGCAGTAGTTCTTATATACGCTCATACCGGTTGTGACGTCCGCGGCGGCTACGCGTCGCCTATGATCGTGACCTTCCCAGATTGCGAGTTTACGATGCCATTAGACTTCCAATGTTCGCTATATAGCAGCGAACTAGACGACGACGAAAACGAGAGATTACAAGTCAGTTATAGCAGCTACCCCATCGGTCAACTTGAAGAAATGGGATTCAAATTTGACGAGAAGAAACAAGAGTCGACCGGCGCCGATGACTCGGCATGGTTTATAAACGACGACGGTAAATCGATCGAAGTATTTGCAGATTATACGGGGTGCTACTAATGAAGCGATTAATTGCACTATTAATAATGAGAGACACGGACCATTTCAGACTATGGGCTCGAGCGCTCAATATCGCTTGCAACGAATGGGACGGCCAGAGCCGTCTCAGCCCTTATGCACGCGTCGAGTTATGGGCTATTGGTATTTTAATGACTCATTAATTTTTATCGTCGAGGGCTCTCGAGAGAGAGCTCTCCGCGATAGTAATTAAGCTATCTAACCGAGGATAAAAGTTATGCAAATTTATTTAATAGACGACGGCACGCTCGACACGGTTGTCGAAGTATCAATACCGAGAACGGTCGGATTCGAGCCCTTTAAATACCGACAAAGATTTAACAGTGAATATAGATTTTCTTTTGATGAAGATCCCGAGAAATCTACTGATCTATTTCTAAAAGAAATTGAGCAGGATTTTGTGTCTTTGCTTGTTGAATATTTCACAAGTGACGGGATAGAAGGTCAAGATTTATACGATTGGGGGCGCGTACAATAATGGATATTAAATACGCAAAAATTGGTAGCAACAAATCAAACGGCCGAATTTGGTTAGAAGGCAATAATCTTATTAAGGCCGGCTTCATCGAGGGCGCTCCCTATCGTCGAGTCGATAATATAGAGGGGCGTCAAATCTCTCTATTTTTAACCGCGGATAATCCGGCGGCGACGGACCGCAAAGTCACAGTTAGCAAACGCGGCGGAAAATCGCGACCGATTATCGACTTATGTGATAGGACTATCACGGAAATTTTCGGCGAAGCGCGTCGCGTCCGTGTCACGTTTTCGAGCGGACAAATAGTGATCGAGGCGCACCACGAGGACAGAAATAAAGAAACACGCGAGGCGGCTTTTAAGAAGCGATACAAGGCGGGCCAGTTACGCGAGGCATCTCTATTCACCGGCGGAGGTATATCGACGGAGGCGATTCACATCGCGTTAGATGAGGCCGGTTTAGTTGACGGCGCGTGCAAATGGGTTGCAGAGATCGAGCCCAAATATATCGAGAGCGCACAAGCGAACTGCTTCGCGGTCGACGATACGACGGCGATTTTGACCGGTCCCGTCGAAGAGATCGAGCCGGAATTTTATAGCACAGTCGACGTCCTATCGTTCTCGATGCCGTGCGCCGGATTTAGCAAGGCCGGATCCGTTAAGCATAAACAAACGAGCGAAGAGCATAGCGGCTCAACATTATTCGCGACCGTCTCGGCGATTAAGGCTAGTAATCCGGCCGTGATTATTTCCGAGAATGTCGTCGAGTCACAATCAAGCCCTATGTATCAATTACTCCGAGGCGAGCTCGAGCGGCTCGGCTATACAATCTTCGAGAGCATACTCGGGCCCGAACACACCGGATCCGTCGAGCACCGGCGCCGCTATTGGTTCGTCGCGATCTCGAGCGGCCTCGCGCCGAGCTCTCTCGACGTGCCTTCCGTCGAGCTGAATTCTACGCCGTTAGCGCATTTCCTTGAATCTGTCGACGATTCCCAATTTTCTGAAAATCAATACTTAAAAGATAAATCTGTCCGCGATTCTCAGGCCGGTAAAGGATTTGCCAAGCGCCAATTACTCACTGGCGACGAAACGAAAGTCGGCACAATCGGCCGGCATTATGCGAAGCGCCGATCTACTGAGCCGTTCATCGTTCGCGACGACGGTAAAGAGCGGTTATTGACGCCGACCGAGCACGCACGCGTCAAGTCGATTCCAGAGCGGTTAATCGCCGGTAATGGAATGACCATCGCGCATCAAATACTCGGGCAATCTGTAGATTTTCTACAGCCTTACAATCTAACTCGGGCGCTGCTAGGCGCCCTCTAATCGAGGATAAAACAATGGTGATAGGTGGTTTTGATTTAGAGGATAACGGCGTTTATGGGATAACCGTAAGCGAATACGAGGCCGGTTGGTCATTCTTTTTGGACGGCGACGACGCCGAGTATTTCCGAGACGAATGGCGGAAAGCCGCGGAATATGGATCCACGTTTCGTGACTTTTTAATCGACCATGAATATTACACGCTATTCCAATAAGCCGATTTTACGGGGTACTAGCAATAGGGGTACTCCGTTTAAATCGCTCTACGGCGCTCTCAGGAGCTCGAAATTTAGACAATTGAGGAAAATGTTATGAATAAACAAGAAACCAAGACTTTTCTGCAGGAAACATTAAAAAGGATAAATCAACAATCTGATGGCGATTTGCGCCTAGTCTGCATGGAGCGATGGAAGCGCTCAATGCAACAATGGCTCGATGGCGATTATGATCTAGTCGAGCACAATCTGATGAAAGTTTCGGCCAGGATCGAAAATACTCGCGAGCTCAATAGCAGTTATGCTCTAATGCGGGAGCTCTACGGCGATTTAGCGCCCTCGGCGACTAATGTTACTGAATTGAGGAATTAAGTTATGTACGAACAACAATTAATCGAAAGTTTTATCCATAGTGAATTTTTGACTTATTACGATATACGAACTCTAATAAATCTGGTGAGACGTTCATCAGCCGAGGTTATGACCGACTTAGATAGTGATTTAAGCGAACATACTGCCGCCGAAATGAGTCAGGAATTGCGACATTTACGAGATATCGAAAACAAATTAGATCCAATTTTGTTGGCTCTGATAACTGAAGAAAGAACAAAAGTCGTAAAAACCGAGGTTGTAGATACAGCAAAAGCGAATGAGGAATAAAGTTATGAATTACACTGATGATTGGTATTACGTCGCATGGATCCCGCCAAATCCTGAATTTGACGAACGAGTCGCAGTAACTCGCAACGATTTAGACACTTACGCAAAAGCACAATCTATTGCTGATAGATTGAATCACGAATCGAAAGGCGCTATGGGCCGCTACGAGGTGCGGCGATGGGTAATTACCGAAAGAGCCTAGCGTAGAGCCTAGATTTAGCCGTAAATATCTTTTTAACGCGCTCGAGATAGTCGACAGTAAACTTCCTCGGTTGGTTGTCGGCTTCGAGCGCTTCTACTCTCTCAATCCCAATACGATTAATAAGATTTATTCGATATTCGACTACATCGCCGGATAGGAACCGATTCGCTTGTTTGGATTGTTTGTGGCAGTTATGCAGATTGAACCGTAAATGCGAGGCCGCTCCGCGGCTGCGATAATGGCCGGCGTCCCATATATTCGACCGGTCATCGGCCGGCCTACCGGTCGAGATACACGGCTTGTATTTGTCTCTGATACGGATGTAACGGTTAAACGCGGCTTGCGCTTCCTTGTTGTGAGCGCTCCACGTTTTAAGCCGTTGACGCGCTGCACGTTCCTCGGCTGCGAGGCGCTTTTTAGCGACTTTCAAGGCCGCGTCAGATTTGGACCAAGCGACGGCACAATCTAAATCACAGAAAACGTAAATGCCGCCGGTAAATGGCGAATCTGATACGAATCTGCGGCAGTTTTTACACCTTCGCTTTGCGAGACTTGGATGGTTTTGCATCACGAACTAATCGCTCTTGTTCGAGTAAGTGTTTAACGTCGTTGAGTAAATCAACTAATTCGATAAGCCGGTCGACCAATTCGTATGCTTGGTCCCCGTCGAGCTCGATGTTTAACTTCATAATTAAAGTCTCTCGTTGCAGTTATGTTGTCATCTAGCCGGCCTTCGAGGACCGAGCAATCCATCGGTAATCGAGTAATCTGATAGCCTTTGGCCAAGAATTCCTCGGTATCTCGAGCAATCTGTAGCCGTTGTTCGTCTTTGCTCAATTTTCCCCATTCGGCCATGGCACATGAACTCCCTTGCGTGCTAATGCTTGATTTAGAACATCGAAAATCTGTTGTACTTCTTTCCTGGATAGATGCGCGGTCGAATCTTTTTTCGTCATAGCACGCATGACCGGTCGCCAAATATTTTCTTTAACAATCGTTGGAGTCCAAATCATTTCGTGATCTGCTTTGAAAAATTTGTGGACCGTAAATCCGGCATTGTTTAATTCTTCGGAGATCCATCGCATCCATACATGAAGAGCTCGGTTTTGTCTCTGCGTGCGTGTCTTGGCTGTTTTCCAAGTAAACTCGACGTAACCAGTTTCTTCGTATAATTCGGCGGCTTTCTCTAAAAATCTGTTGAGTTGATGTTCGTTACGAACTAACCAAAATTCGTTATTTGTTGTAGTCAAAGTGCATACTCCTTTGCGATGAATCCTTAGTGTGTTGTCTTGAAGGGTGTTGCCATAGATTGATGTGGCCCTCATACGGCGAGTAACGATTTTTCTCGACAATCAATTTCTGGCAAGGTGTTTTTTCAATATAGTCTTTTTCCTTATCTGTAAGGGTTCCCCCTAATCTGTCACGCAATTGAACGAGTTTTGCTTTTTTCTTGTTGTGCCACGAAATCATCAATAACGAGACTAAATCGGTTATCTGACCGGAGCCCCTGCAATCAAATTTATTTGGGATGTAACTGTCTCCGCCGGATTCCGGCTTGCGAACGTGGTGAACAATCATAACGTGCATATCATGAGTTCTGGCGAGGCCGTTCAAGGCCGTGATAAATGCTCTCTCTCGCTCAAGGCTGTCTTTGCCGCCAAGTGAGCACATCATCAAGGAATCGACGCAGACAAATTTACAACCTAGTTCGCCAAATCGGTGAACAGCGCCAAGCACTTTTTCTGGTGCTACGGATCCAATCTGATCGAATACATAGATTTTGCCTTTTGCGTATTCTTTAAACTTTTGCCAATGCTCGACCGTAGTATCTGTCGCACCTGCGGCCATCTGCGTCATAAGCTCGCCAATATCTGCAATCGTCATTTCAAAACTAGCCAAACCGACTTTGTAATCGTGGTGTTGAGTAATCCACAGCATAATCTGTACGGATAGTGTCGATTTTTTATGGGAGTTGATGCCGGCCAAGACGGAACAAGTGCCGAGTGGCATAGCGACATCGTGATGAGTCGCAGACCATGGCAGTTTTAAGCCGTTTAAAATCCGACCATGCTCAATCTGATTAGTAATTGCTTCGTCGTGATTGGCAAGATTGTCTATCCGGTGCTCTTGCGCCTCGGACATGGCTTTAACGATATCTTTATTTTCGAAGTCAATGCGTTCCATCATAACCCCATCAAGTCACGGTCATCTGACGCACTGACTTCCACATCGTCTTGCCACATTCCGCGATTAATAAACGTAGAGGCATGAGGTATATACTGCTCGTCTCGTTGACCCCAACCTTGCTCTAGTCCAAGCGCGTTTCTGTTTTGTACGTTGGAAACAAGCTGACTTGCTTGCTCGGGCGTTTTAATTTTTCGCTTGTAAGAATCAAGCGCATAACTGCGTGAACCTTTTTTCCCTGGATAGTCTGACCAGAACAAATCGAAGTGTTTTTCTAACTCACGCTTGTTGTTGTCGCGCTGTTCTTTTGTTGTTGTATTCTCTAATGTTCTCTTCTCTGGTACTTGTTGTGGCGTGACACTAGCGCGACTCAAATCTCTTTCTTTCTGCTTACGCTTTTGGCCTAGAGCCCTCGTCTTTGCTGTGCTTCCATTATGTCGTTCAAAATTTGGCAACGAAATTTTATTGTCGTGCTCACTCATCCAACCACAACGAACCACCACATCACAAAACCCCAAAACACCAACGTCCCTATCTAGTAACTTTTTCGTCACGCTTGGTGCGTGACCGTTTTGAGTCTGTGTGTTAAACCATATCCAAAGTCTGATTAACTTCCCGATGACCGCATCAGGGTCAATATTTAACGACTCGGCAATCTCCCACACCTCGGGTTTATCTGGTGTGGCAATTTCAAACTTGATCCAATCCCCTGCCATCTTTCAACACTCCATGTTGTGCAAGTCTCAACTTGCTTTTTACATAAATTTCCTCGTCACGCTCGTTATATGACAAGCCCTTTTTTCTTTCTGATTCAAAAATTGCGACCATGAATTTATCGAAGGTACGTTCATCATCCGTATAGATGGGTTTTACATAATCGTCGGATGAATTAAAAAGCTGTTTCATCGACACACCAACAGCCTCGCAAACTTGCTCGACTGAACACCCTGCGTGACAGTGCAATAACAGTTTATCTTTTGCTTCCTGGATATTCAGTGACGGACTAGAATCGTCATGCGCGGGACATCGGGCGATATAATGGTCGTCTTTTATACGTTTGGCTCCATCACAGAGCTCTGCAAAGCTCTTAGCTGACAGGTAATGCGCCAACACCTATCTCCCTTTCTTCGACTAAACGATACGTCACAGCGCTTGTCATTTCGTCCTTTATTTCTTGCACGACAACTTCCCGTCCAGTGCGTTCCATCGCAGAGATAGCGCCCTGCGTGACACCGAACATTTTGCCGACTTCTTTCTGTTTTAACCGGAATTCGTCTCTAAAGACAATTAGAGGCAATGAACCACGTTTAATCATTTGAATATCCTTATTCAATTCTGTATTAAAATAATGGCGGTAGTATTATTTATTTCTTTAGCGAGAGCAACAATTTTTTACCATTTATGGATCGATAGAATAAGCACTTGGTTTAAGCATTTCAGACTTTCTATTTGTCAGATCGAATTCTTCTTCTCGCTCTAACACACGATTTAACCGTTTATACCCTGCTATGTTGCCATTTCCAATCATTTGCAGATACGATACAGCTAACGAGTAACGCCTATAGGCTTCTTCATTCATCAACTGATACAACTCTGAAATTTGATGGCGAACTTCGTTCAATGTCCACTTACCTTGTACATAACCTTCAATAAATTCGAAGTTTGTCAAAAACGCTTCACCATACATTGCCGCGTGTTTTTCATCGAATAAAAAGGTTGTGGGTATATCAAAAAAATCACCTACTGAGTTTGCGTCATCGATACTTATTGCACAGCCGTTTTCTCCCATGTCCTCGATGCGAGAATATTTCGATTCTGACCATCCGAGCTTTGCCGCTAATTCCGCTTTGATATAACCGTTGGATTCCCTTATTCGCCGTAGGTTTTGCTTAAACTTGATCGTTGGCCTACCAAACTGCATTTGTTTTCTCCCTGCAAATTACAATAATAATTTTTATTTATTTATTAAAGAAATTATTATTGTAAACGAGTGAAAGCGCAAATCACCAAATGATTTTTATTCGACATTCGGACAATCTCTGGGGATTTTGTCACAATAATATCTTTAAATATTCGATATATGATTTGTGCAAAAAGCACGGTTATATGATACTGGCTTTCCTGTGTAAAAAGGGGCTACTAAAAAAATAGTGCTGTTAATATTCACAAAATACTGTTAGTATTTTGAAACATGAATATTACAGAGAAGCAAGAAAGCGCCGAGTTGAAAAGAATTTACCAACGTAAGGCGGGAGATTTGAATCTCAATCATCATAAATTGGCTCAATTGATGGATATTAATCAGGCGAGCGTTAGTCACTTTATTAATGGTAGGAATCCAATACCTCTCGAGCGAGCGATTCAATTCGCGGAAATACTAGAGTGCGAAGTTGCTGATTTTAGCCCACGGTTAGCCGTAAAAGCCAAAAGTCACGGTGACGCCGTTCCAGGAACGAACGACGTTGTTTATGTGGATGTGGTGCTTATGAACGGTGAACAAAAAGATATTATAAAGAAATTGTTAAAAGGCGATTTCTGGAACATAGACGATAACGAGCTCATACATTGGCCGAAAGAGCATAGTGAGCAAACTATGGCCTTAGAGGTCGAGGGCGCAGAAGCCGAGCCAAGATTGCCTCAAGGGGCCCTCGCGATAATTGATACGCTCATTGAGCCTGATAACGGAGACGTTGCGTTAGTGATACGAAGAAACGGAAGAGATAAAGAGTTGGTGTTTGCTGAATTAACAGGCAAAGGTTATTTCACACTACCAAACGAACAATATCCAGATCGGGTGTTCAAGCCCAACAAGGATGACGTAATCGGATGTGTAATTGGAGCTCAAAGCTACGGCATATAATTTTTTTAAACGGACTAATTAATGGTAATACCATTAACTTAATGATTCTAATAGTAAATAAACCACGGAGCGGTTAAAAATGCGGCAAAGCGAAGAGATAGACAAAATCAGTAAGGCGTTATTAGTGGCACAAAAGCAACTCACAATAGCAAAAAAAGACGAATCTAACGCGTTTTTAAAGAACAAGTACGCAAGCCTAGTATCAGTCATAAAGGCTGTAAAAGGCCCACTGAATGACGCCGGCATCACATTTATACAGCCGCCAGTGTCGATTGAGGACAAAAGCGGAGTTGTTACTCGCCTAATCCACGAATCGGGCCAATGGCTAGAGGCAACTCTATTAATGCCTTTGCCAAAGAATGACCCACAAGCCGCAGGATCCGCCGTTTCGTATGCGCGTCGCTACTCTTTGATGTCGTGGCTAGGAATTCCACAAGCTGATGATGATGCAGAATTGGCCATGCCAGAGCGCAAAAGCCCAAAGAAAAAAGCCAAAGCGACACCGAAGCACGCTGCGGCAACAAAAGCGCTCAACGCGACTAAAAGCATGGATGAATTGAAATCAATATGGGTGACGTTCGACGAGGCAACTCGAACGGCTTTAACAGATCTGAAAAACGAACTAAAGGACAAGTTTGATGAGAGCGCCTAACAAGGAACAAGTTAATGTCGCTGACGATCCACAACGTCTCGGATGTGTCACGGCCTCAAGAGTACACGATTTAATGAGTAAGACTAAAACCGGCTACAGCAAAACGCGTGAAGATTATATGCGTGAGCTTGTTGGCCAACGACTGACGGGTAAGCGCGAGAAACAATTTACTTCCGCCGCGATGCAGCGGGGTATCGATCTCGAGCCCGAGGCGAAAGAAGCCTACGAAGCGAGGACCGGTCTGTTTGTAGAGGATCCGCCTTTTATGTTGCACCCAAAGATTCTAATGTTTGGCGCCTCGCCCGACGGCCTTATAGAACTAGACGGCGACCTAATGGGCTTACTCGAAATCAAATGTATGGGGCAGAAAAATCACGTTGATTTTATGCTCGCTAAAAGAATACCTATACGGTATCAGCGGCAAATGATCGCTCAGTGCTCATGCACCGGCGCGAGGATTGTAGATTTTGCTGCATTTAACCCTGATTTTCCGCAAGGATGCGACTTTGTAGTACAGAGGTTTGAGCCATCGGAAGAGCAGATAATTGAGCTTGAAGAGGAGGTTATTTTATTCCTTGAAGAGCTCGACAAAATGGAAACTCAATTAAGGAATCTGAAAAATGGCAAATGATTACGACGATACGAACCGCGGCGTGCTCTTTAAGAACAAGTACAAAGAAAAAGAGTCGCAACCGGATTATAAGGGCGATATCAACGTCGAAGGTAAAGAGCTCGAGATTGCTGCTTGGATTAAGACGAGTAAGGCCGGTAACAAATTTATGTCGCTATCGGTCAGCGAGCCTTATGAGGAAAGACAGCAACCGAAAAAATCTGGATCGATTACGCCAATATCCTCATCAGTCGAAGAGGTTACAACTGTAACTGTGGGCGATCCAGGAAACGATGATGATTCAGCGACGGTCGAGGATATACCGTT